ACCTCAATTGCCTGCTCGTAGCCGGCAACCACACCGACACGATACCCGTACTCAAAGGCATCGCGCTGTTGGGGCCGCTTCAAGGCATCTGCCGCAAATTGCTGCTGCGCTGCCTTGATGCGGTTTAAGAGTTTGGTTTCAAAATTCACGCCTGATTTTTTTCCGCCTTGGGCTCGGGAGGCAGAGACTGACCGTCCACCTTCTCGCCCGCAGCCAAGCGGTGCTTCTGCTTCACATAGGCGCTGTTCATAGAGACAGTGCCCTCTTTCGGCTTATCGGCCATGGTGATTTCCTTATCGAGTTCCAGGGTTGATGCCGGTGCCGGTGCTTACCGCCACCTTCTCGCCGGTGGCCATCTCGGCCGCCGCAAGCAACTTGGCGGTATCGTTATCCGCCGTGTTCATACGCTCACGCGCGGCCACCTCAGCCGCGGTGCGCTGGCTTTCGGCCATCTGCCGGAATTGCTCAGCCTGCAACTTCTCAGCACGCGCCTGCTGCTGATCCGTAAGCTTGGCCGCATCATTCTGCTGCTGGATTTGCAGCTTCTGCTGATCCAACTGGATCCGCGCCTGATCAACCTGGGCGCGCTGCTGCAACGCCTGCCCTTGGATTTGGGCATTGAGTTGCGCGATTTGCATGCTGCTATCGGGCGGCATCGGCGGTTGCGGCTTGAACTGCTGAGCAGCCTGATCAATCTGCGCCAGTTCTTGGCCAAAGGCGCCAAGCTGCTGCTCAATAAACTGCTGGACTTGTATAATCACCTTGGTCTGCTCAGTTGCCTCGTCAGGAATAAGGCCCTGCTTGCTGGCTTCGTCCACAGCATTGTGCGCCTCCACCAGATAGTAATTCAGCAGATGGTCGCGCAGGTGGGTGGCCATGGGATACAGGAACGTCTTCACGATCACCGGGTTGCTGCCAAACAGCGGGGATTTCAGGAACGCCATGTGCGTCATGATATGCGCCATATGATCCTGCTGCGGCATGACATAAATTGGCCGCCCCATGGTGGCCGCGACATTTTCGCTGACCGGGTCCATGTTCTCGGTTGCCGGCAGCGGTTGCAGCACTTCATCCGCTGGCACCTTGAGGGTGCGGAGGAACATCTCCTCCACCTTCCGCATGTCGTACATCTGCGGCAGGGCGCCAGCGCGCTGCATGATCGCCTGGATCTGGGCGAAACGCTGCGTTTCAGAGAAGATCGCCGGGTCACTGACGGGGACGACATCAAGCGGCCCATCAAAGTCTGCCGGCTCAATCTCAATGCCAGCATCCTGCGCCTCAATATCCTCCTCAGTCAGATAGGCGCTGTTGATGCGGTGCAGGATCTTGAAGCACCGCGCCATTGAGTTGTGCAAGCGCGAATGGATGCTGGAGAACACCACCATCCCCTGCTCAATCAGCGCCATTGTCGTGCCGACAGGCTGATTGGGGTTCTGGTCGCTCAGCTTCTCAAAGCTGGTCTGCACAACGCCCTTGCCGGCGTCCACCAGGAAGCCCAGCAACTGGTATAGCGTGGGGCTCGGCGGATTGAACGGCATCGGCATGGCGAGCTTACGCACGTCATCAATCAGCGCGCCGCCCTCCATCTCCACCACTTCAGTCGGCTGGAGGTTGATGGTCTGGCCGCCAGGGCCGCCCTTGAGCTTCAGCAGGGTGGGGATGTTCTGGATGTGGGCGCTGTCCAGCAAAGCCCGCAGCGCGCCCGTAGCAGCCCCAGAAAGGCCGCCAATCATGTGCGTCAGGCCAATCGGATAAGCACCGCGCCAGGGCACAAACGGGAACTCAACGATCCAATCCAACTCCTTATGGTTGGGGTCGTCCTGCTCCCAATTGCGATACAGCGCCAGCGCCTTGCCGGTGGATTTGTCCACGCTCAGGATGTAGGGGCTGACGCCCTCATCAAAATCCAGAAACGTGTAAATCTCAAAGATCGTCCGCAGCCCGTCCTCGTTGTAGCTGGTGGACTTGCGGCCCTCGATCTTGTCATTGGCGATGCTGGCCTTGGAGAACTCCGGATCATCCGGGTAGCCAAGGTCCACATCAATATACATGCCCGCCTTAACGCGCCGCTCATACTCCATCTTCGTGATGTACTGAACGTGCGTCTTGCGCTCGGCTGAATAGAAGTTGGTGGCGGCAAACGGCAGGTAAACGTCGTCAATCGGCACAAACTCGGCCTGGGGGCGCCGGTGCTGATTGTTCCACATGAACTTCATGTACTGGCCACCGCCCAACGGCAGCTGCGTGCTGAGCTGCTCCAACTCGGAGCGGAACTCCGGCATCTGCTCGGTGGTCTGCCAATTCATGAAGGTGGCCTTGCGCTCGGCCTTATCCACCTTCTCTTTGTCTTTTTGGCCGTAAATTTTACTCTTTACCGGGCCATTGGGCGGGAAAATTTCCTTCATGAAGCGCGCGGAGAAATCCACGCACGCTTCCACCAGCATCGGGTGAACGACCTTATTGGCGCCCGTAAACTGCGCGCCGCCAGGAGCGTCATCACCTAGGCCGGTGCGGCGGAGGCCCTCCTCGTAAAGCTTGTCGCGCTTTTCGCGGGCTTCCTTGTCGCGGTCTATCTTTTCAAGAAGATCGTTTACCGCTTCTTTGAGAAGCGCCGGATCAACCTCTTCCACAATGTTCGCAAAGTGTTCCAGGTTGCTTTGATTTTCTTCTTCATTCTCAAGCCGAATGATTGCTCCGCCATCTTCAGTGTCCCTCACTTCGCTGTTTTTGTCGTCCAGAAACTCTACAGTTTCGCCGCGATCATCGTCGTCATCATTGAGAGTTTCAGACATCAAAAGGCCCTCCGGTAGCCAAATAGTATTTCCTTGTTACGCAGCGTTGGATCCACGGAAACATCTACACCCAAGGCACCCCCAAGGAATGGCCTTTCAAGACCGCCCGTGATTAACGTGCTAGTGTTGCCTGCGCCTGCGCTACCGCGGCGCCCAGACATTACCTGCGCCCCCAGCAATGCTTTCGCGCCCTCATCATCTAACGGAATGTTGAGGTTGCCACCATAAATGTAAACGTCTTGCGGCTTGGCTCCAGAGTATGCCTGGACTTGAGATTGATACCCGCCATGCAGCGAAACAGGACCATAACCGGCAGACAGATTGGCACCGTAACCACTCATACCTTGATCACGAGCGCCCCTCACGCCTTGGTCACCAGCATTCTGGATCCCCTGCAAGCCTGCCCCCAAACGAATGCCGCGCTCTTGATCCAGCGTTGCATTGATGCCGGTGTTGAGCGTGCGAAGAGCCCGCTCAAAACGATCATCTTCAATCGGCATTTCCCTCAATGAGGTAAAGGACGACACATTTTCATTGCGAGGATAACGCTGATAATTTTCAGGCAGATCAACCGCGCCAACGTTTGTCGGCATACCAACATTTACGCCGCGCATCATCATCCTTGCGCGCTGCATTAAATCAGCTGGGTTGCTTTCCGCCATGAACTCGCTGGCCAGCGCATCAATCTCACGCAGGTCATACCGCTCTACGCCGCCATTACCTTCAACCTCGCCGCCCTCAGCATATTTCTGATGCAACTTAGCCAGACCGCCATGGGCATAGCCTTGCCCGTAATCCATGCCGTAGCCTGCCGCACCATATGCCGGCGTGGGTTCCGGCGCGTTGAAGACCCCAGGCTCATAACTCATTACCGTGGGATCCAAGCCCAACTCTTTGCCGATTTCGTTGCCAATCATGCTACCAATCGCGCTAGCACCAGGGATACCAGTAGCAAGACCCATCAAGCCGCCGACAACGCCCAGCGCACTGACGCTGACCGCCGGCGTCTGGTTGCCAATCTCATCAACATTGACGCCCATCTGCACGCCCGGCGGTGACAGCGCGCTCTGGACGCCATACCCCAAGGCTTGCCCGAAACCGATTTCGCCGCGCCCCAAAGCGCCAATGGCTTCAGCAATACCCGGCGCAGCATTGAAGCCAGTCGGCGCCACGCCACCCGTGTCGGCAATACCAATGCCTCGGCCAGCCCCTCTAGCATCAACCGCCGTTTGCATATTGGTGGCTGCCTGCGTGCCCTCTGGGTCTTCGCTTGACATGCTTTGATTTGGGTTAGAGTCAGGGGCGCCTGGAGGGCCACCGCCAGCGCCAGCACCCGTGGGGCCAGCGCCTTGGCCCTGGTTGCCGCCAGCAGCATCTTGAGCAGCGGCTTCAGAGTTGGAGTTGGCGTTATCGCTGTTGGCATCATTATACGCCCGGATGCCGTGCTTGGTCATGCGGCCGGAACCACCGCGCGCCTTCAGCAGCGCAGCCTCACGATCCGTGATGTAAGCAAGCTTATGCTCCTGGCCGCCAATGTAAGTTTTGGCCGGCGCCTCTACCTCGCCGCCCTCGGCAAACTCCTGCACAATCCGGTCAATCTCATCCGGGTCATACGCAGTTGCAGG